TCGGGTAATTTTAGTTCGTACCGACCCGTCGACAAAAACGGTATCGAGAACGGGAGAATCCCCATTTGCTTTTAAGGCGCATACGGGACTAAATGAGCTCAAAGGCCCTCCTTTCATCTCAGATAATCTCTCCTTCACTTCGTACTCCCACAAAGTATCAGAATTAGGACTATCTGAGGAACATTTTTCATCTGGCCAGATTGTTTTATAAATCTGTTGATAACTGTGGATGGAATAATCATTCTCCTCCCCACCATGTCGCGCAACAAGCCAGGACTTAATTTCACTTCTGAATCGCTCATATTGAGATTCATCTTGACAATGGAAAAACAACTCCCACATCACAGAAACAAATGTCGATTCGTCTTGCTCAGCTACCGTAATAGATCCAGATGGCATGCGCCACTCAACAGTCTTGAAAATAGAATTCAAATCCAATTTGCCGATATATTTGCCATTATAAAATTTAGAAAAAGTTCTCTTCAAAAAAGAGAAATCTAGAATGCGCAAAAAATTGTCAGCACAAGCAGTCTTATTTGCAGAAGTAACCTCCATATTAAAATATTCTTTACATGCCCAAACAAAATAAGGCATGTTAAACCAACATCTAACAGAACGTCTAACTGCCATGGCCAAATCATCTCCATAGACTCGAGGTAACACATACTCAAAAAAGTCATATTCCCTGAGCATTTCATGTTTGTACCATGTATACATCTGCATAATAACATTACGAAGACAATTATTCTCAGCAGTACCTAAATTACCAGAGGGTTGCATGCCTAATTTAATGAACAAATCATTGTCCATATTAATAATTGGCATGACCATATCTGTAAGTAAACCTTGCAAGGCCTTCAAAGAAAAGGCTGAATAACCAAAATGTTTGTTAACATTATAGATGACGGTAGCAGCAGCTCTAGCAATAAAAAAGGGACTGGCAACATCAAAGCCAGCAAAATCTGCCTCAAGCACACATTCCTCATCATCAATTTCTTCATCTGGCTCCATATCCTGACCAATAAAATCTTGAAAGTCACGAATAAGTTTGTCAGAATCTGTATGCATATTATAGCCAATTGCAGAGCAGAAAACTTCAGAATGTTCCACCATTTTGGTATAAAAATCATACATGAGCACACGTGCAACAACCAAATTATTTAGTGCGCACATGTAAAAAGGTCGAGTCTTGCCAGCCTCACATTTACTAATCTCACGAGGTTCATCTTTGAACTGCACATTAAAAATGTACTGATTAGTTTCTCCAAAGCCATAATTTCTCAATTCCTGGTTGACTTGATCCTTCAACGGGCCAATAGGTTCTCGTGTAGTATCGCCAACTAACGGAAGGTATTTCTCCTTCTTGCCCGGATAACCAAAAGCACCACTTGTGGAGACATTAATTCTCCTACTAAATGGATTATCTGCAGTGCCATTAACAGCATCCTGAACCCTCAAAGGACTCAAGCGATGTACACCTTTAGACATCAGGCCCTCAATAATATGACGAGTAAAACGTCTGACCACTACATCAAGAACATCAGAATCATACAGAGGAACAGGAATATCCATTTTCCTAAGGGCAATATTCTGAGGAGCTATATACTCGCCATTTCTCCTAAATGGCATAAGAGGAGGAGCTCCATAAATCAATGTTGGCTCAAAAGCCAATTCTCTACATAAGAGACTCCTCATATCCTCACCATACCCAGACTTAACAAGTCTAGAATATTTCTTGATCTTCGTAGGACCTGGCAAAGTGCCAATACACTGAATATTAGGAAAATATTCCTGTCTAAAAGGAGATTTACGAGAAGGAAGAGTTCTAGGCATAATATACGCACCCTGAGAATTCAAGGGTAACAACCGAGCTCTTGCTTTCAGAGTCTCAATAGCTTTTTCAATCTTACTCTTCTGTAAACGAACAGCAACTGCCGTCGTAGGACATGAGACTCCTCCAGCCGCATGTATACCAATAACCGCACAGGACTTATCGCCTACCTCAGCTACTATTGGATAACCACATAGTCCATCAAAGTGCTCATATTGGTACTCTAGCATTTCATGCAAATCAACTTTACCTGTACGTGGGTCTGTTGAAAAGCCCCGTCCCTTGGGTACAATGCGTATAGGATGATCTCGCAAAACCCCCTTCATAGCTTTAGGACAATCACCATCAATTAAATGACAGGTCTTGCGTCTAAAACTACGTCCAATGGAGATGACTGAAACATCTCCCCCCAAATGTTCAATGCAATGAGGGAAAAGCTGAAGCACTTGAGCATCCGAAGGATTCTTATCCCAGTCACCAGACAAGGAAATATGAATGACAATATTCTCCATCTCACTAATGAGATGGGTGTTGATCACAGCATAATTCCCTTCAATGCCAAATAGAAAAGCTTTTAAAACTTTGTCTTCTCTAATTCCCTTAGCAACAGACAAGCCACAAATCTTGATGGACATGACGTTACACATAATAGCCTTGAATAACTCCAAGGGTTCTCCCTTGTGTACGCCAAAGTCCAAATTGCACGCAATAGTATTACCATAGGGAAAGTGCTTAGCAGGAACATCAACGGCACGCGTATTTTTCATAACTTCAAGAAAACCTGCTCCTTCCAACTCATTGATCCGCTCATTCGCATCATCAGGGTTAACAAAATCAGATAAATATGCTTCGGAAGACAATTTTGAACCACCTCCAATAGTCTTATACCATGTAAAAATAATACCGGACAAACCACACATAGCGAGAATTATGAAATCTCCTCTATGAGTGGATATCGTTTGTCCAAAAGTATTCCATCCTACGTAATATAATAATTGACGGACATAAGTTGATCTCTCAACTTGAAGCTTATCCAAACGTTGTTGAGTATACAATCTTGCAAGAACAAATCCAAAATTCTTCCATCGCAAGAAAGGACAAACACCAACTATAGTCCACGTCAAAAAATGACCAAAAGGCGAGAAATAAACGAACGCCAAAAGCAACAAAATAAGCCATCTAGTCGGACTAAATACTATCTCAACGCCTGCAGATTTAGTCGCACTCATGACAATAGCACACTCTGAAAGTTTGGCACAAACACCAGCAACTCGTCGCGAATGAATTCGAACATCATCCATAAAGGCAAGAGCACCATCGATCTTACAGTGCAAATAAGCCCTAAAACAATATGCAGGTGCAAGGGCAGTACCCAAAATGTTTGCTTGTGATCGAAAACATTCTTTGGATTCCTCCACCGGAATGGGATCTCCAAGGTATTGAGCGAAATCATAGTCAACGTCAGAAAACTTCTCAACAAAACCTTGATAAGCGAGATCAGCCAATTCTGACTCATCAAGTTCTTCTAATTCAACCAATTCCAAAGGAGCAAACTCTTTCTTCTCCTCCAAAGATCGCAAGAAGGGTTCAACGAAGCTAGATGCATTGGCTTCTCGAAGAAAATCTTGCTTCTTAATCCAAGCGCGACAATAGTCAAGAAACCAGACACACATGCCCTCAATGCGCCCCTTGTATAAAACATTGGGTATAGAGCGGCGCTCGTAAGCGTGGTATTCAGTACACACAACTGTAAAGCGATCTAAAATATTACCACCATTTTCAATGGATTTAGCTGAATCCAAAGCCGTCGTTCGCCTACCATCTTCCAATATCTTAATGTAATCTTCATCAACAACAAATTCACAGGTGATGAAACGACGATCCATGGCTGAGGGAGTGTGCATACATTCCCTAGTATTCAAAGTAATATTATTGCTATCAATAATAGCCATTTCAAGATCAGTATAAATCTTCCCTTTTCCATCAAATGCCATATTACAAGGAAAGGGATTAGAATCTATTAATGATTGCAATTCAGTAAGCAATTCTGGTATCGATGACCGTGCAATATCAGGGTGTTCACAACCCACTTCAGAATAAAACCAAAAAGGCTGGTTTGAAAAGCCTTCATGATACTCAGAGGATTTACACCTAGAATAGATATGAGACTCATCAAATTCTCTACCTTTAGCAAAAGAGTAAATACGGGGAAAAATCCTCATTAATTCACTTTTGCCAATGCCAGGTGGTCCGATAATCTTAATTCCAATGGGAGTAAGGCGCTTCTGAGATTTTAACAAGGATATAACCTCAGCTAAGGCAGTCTCTAAAGAACGCAATGTAGTGGAAACAGCTCGACGCTGAGTTGCAAATCCACTTAAACGAGAGGAAATAACTTTACCAGCTTCTACAAGTTCTGCAGCTCTCAATCGAAACTCTTTCCGACACATAAATCCTTCTTTGGGCAATCCTACATAAAGTCTATTCGTTGAATAATAACACAACAAATCCTCACTATGCTTCAAAAACAACGTAGTAGGATCACCAGAAAGAAAAATCTCAGTAAGAGGAATACCTTGCTGAAGACTTTCGCCGAAACCAACTAAGGTGCCAAAAGCTTCCAATATATTACAAATCATAGACATCACATTCATCTTCTCAGGTCTACCAACGAATTTGCTAATATAAGCTCCAATATCCCTATCAAACCACTTCAAAGACAGTGCAGATAGAAGAAGAGACTTGATAGCTCCAACCAATTCACTGGAAAAAACGGTCTCCAAAAAACATCGAGCGCTCTGTAAATGTCTGGATACACCACCTTTCTCAGTGATGTCACCAGATTGAGAAACTAAATTATTATTTCGCAATCCCAAAGCCATGGGAGGACGCCAATAATTGCTAATTACTTCACGCAAATGCACATAAAGATCAGAACATGTGGAAGAAGTTATAAATTTATATCTGGAATTCAAAACCATCAGAACATCAGTATGACTATGGCACATACTAAGCAAGTAAGCAAAATTAACCAAGTCAACAATATCTGTGCCCATATGTTCCAGAAAAGATTCTCCCATCTCTCTCAACTTTTCCCAAACCTTCTCAAAAGGCCGGAAAGCATTGTCAAAAAACTCACACAAAAAAGAAACCCAATCAGCGGGTAAATCAAATGGAATTAAACTACGAATATAGGCCATAAAGCCATCAAAAGAATTCACAAGAGAATCTTTCTTTTTAGTAAAAGAGTCCATGACTTCTTCATAACCCTCCGTACGCAACTCGCGATAATAAGAAACATAATCTAAATCTTCTAAATAAAGCTCTTCTCGCTCAACCAATGAAATATCATTGTTGACAAGATTTGAAAAATCCATAAGATTGCGAATTTTACGGTCAACATCCTTCTTCTTCGATTTCTTTTCAAAATCCTTTGAACGGTCATCAAACCCTTGAGAAACCAACATATCTTGCTTCTTTAACAAAGAAGCTGCTTTCCTCCTAGCTTGTGGATGAATCTTCTTCTTAGAAGAATCACTCTTAACGGCATTCTGGGGCAAACCAGATTCCCGCGCAATTCTTCTAGATTCAATTCGCTCAGCAAGTTTAACTGCAATATGTTGTTTGTTTCTCAAATTAGCTTCTTCACGAAGTCTAATCTCTTTATCTCTGGGTTTTTCACTTTTTAAGAAAGCGACGCGCAATTTGCGAACTTCACGTCGTTTCTTTTTAGGAACAGATCTTAGGGATTTCTTTTCCCTGTAATCTTCCAAACCAGAGTCACCTTGACGCTTAACAGCAGCTGTCTCATTCTTTCCATTAAAACCTTCTACAAATTCTAAACTCAAACGGGAATTCTTAACATTTCTAGAATAAGATTTTTTAGTATCTTCTAATTTATCTTCTTTATTCCATGCTCGCTTTTGACGACCATGGGCAAGTGTCTTTTTTCTATTTTCCAAAACCAATTGATGAACAGGTAAAACTTTTTTAGATTTCTCAATAGAACTCTTTTCTTCCTCAAATAAATCTACAACAGAATTTTCGGCATAAAATTGTTTAAAACCTTTCTTTGGTGGCATTTCTACTTCCACCTCATAATCACAATTATCTCCAAACAAATCAGAAATTTCAAATCTATTTGACCGTTTTCGCACTTCTAAATCATAATTTTTACAATATCTTACATATTCTTTCTCAATTTCAATATCTGAAAACCTTTTAGTATCTAAAACTGGTACAGCATTAATCTGAGAAGAGTCTTTCAACGTACGAGTAAGGTGCTTCCTAAGATACTTCTCAGAATCCTTCTCAGTCACAGTCTTCTTATTTTGACTCTTCTCAACTTTAGTAAAATTCTTTTTTGACATCAAACTCTTCAAATTCTTCTTCAAACTTGTATGACACTTGGCGGTTGAGGTGTTTTCGATAAACTTTACAACCATAAAGAATATCTAGATCTAACTGCTTATTAGGCGCAGTGGGGACAAGCCCCTCCTTTGTTCACGGGTTATATGCTGAAATGTGTCGATCAATTCATATACAGCATCCTTTGGGTCCTAATTGAAATATAATCAGGGAGGCCAAGAACTACAAATAATATAAAATGTGACCTTATCATCGAATCACAAATAATAAATATTTATATAAAATGGGCGGTAAAACAATAGAAAATAGCTAAGAAATATATACAATCCAATTCTTCGGATAAAATAATATACATGCCATGTTGGCAAGAATCTCGATAATCTAATTACCGAAGAAAAACGTAGTCGTAGTCAGTCGATCTACAGTCAAAGTCGCAACAATAACTGACAATCTAAAACAAAACACTATTACGAAACATAAAGTACCATCGACAACTTGTCTTAATCTTCAAAAGATCTCAACAAGAAGTCTAAGTCAATATGAAAGTAATAGGGTGGGGGAGTGTAAACTCC